TCCACGCACCATCTTGAGGGCGCGGAGATCCGCGAGCACTTCGGCATCGCGCGGGATGAGGATCGTGTCATCTTCGAACGCACCTTTCAGCGGCGGGAGCTCAACACGATACCATTCGGTTGTGATCTTGATCGTCTCCGTGCCCTGAGCCGTTTCGAGATCCTCCGCGATGCCCGCCCCGATCCCCGTGCCATCGATGCGTGCGCCGACGCGGCGCGGCAAGGCCTTCAGGATATGCGTCGCGATCTGCTTCTGCTGCGCGAAGGGCACGCGGTCGAGCTCGACCAGGAACGGCACCACACGCCTGAGGGTCCGCATCATCTGGATCGGCGCGAGGATCGAGAGGTCCCGGTAACGGCCGACGTCCATCCCGAACCCGGATTGAAGGTTCGGGTCGATGGTCTGCTTCATGACCGGGTCGAGGAAGTCAGCGATCCATGCCGCGATCTCGCTCTCCTTCTTGGTGGCCGGAAGCTGGAAAAAGGACGGCGGCAGGGCAAGACGGAGCACGGGCGCATCGAACATGCGCTCCTCGATCATCGCGGCCGAGAGGAAGACGCCGGAGCCTTGCGTCGGCACGCAATCGAGCTCCTCCTCGGCCGCATCGCCATAGAAGGCGCGGATCTCGTCGCGCCACTGCGCTTCAGCCTCCGGCGACCATTCCTTGCCCGTCACAAGGCAGATGCGCTGATAGAGCCCTTCCTGCAGCGCCTGGTCAAAATCCACGCGCATGTGGGCGTAAGGTTTCCGTCCCTTCAGAATGTCCTGGCAGAGCTCGTTGAACGCGTTGGTCGTGCCGTTGTGGGTCGAGACAACCACGACCTGGCCGCCCCACATCAGGAAGGCGAGCGCGGCCTTCAGCAGCTCGGCCAGGCTATCGACGAATGCGGCCTCGTCGACGATCACGCAGCCCTGCTTGCCGCGCAGCGACCGAGGGGCCGAGGACAAAGCGAGGATTTCGAAGCCGCTGGCGAACTGGATGCGGAACGCCTTGATCTGCCGGGTCTCCGAGGGGTTCTCGGGATCGACATCATCGAACATGAGCTCGCCGGTCTCACCGGCAGCAATGGCAAAGGCGCGTGCCCACATGGCGCAGGCGTCGATGAACTCGCGGGTCATCTCCTGGCTGTAGGAGATGTACATCACGTCGTAGCCTCGGGCTGCGCGCATGCGGGATGCGCGCAACACGGCATAGGATGCGAGCCCCCAGGTGAAGCCGATCCGGCGCGACTTCTCGACGACAAGGACAGCCGTCGTTTCGAGGAGATCGACACCACGCTTCTGATAACCGAGCAACAGATCATTGACCGGGATGCCAGCTGCCAGAACGGCCTCCTGCGAGGCCGCGCGGATCTTCAGCCATTCCTCGCGGGACAGCGGCGCACTCATTCGCCGTCCCTTCGGATGCCAAGCACGTTGTTCTTGATCGCCTCGACCGTCTCCATCGTGAGACCCTTGGCTTTGCCCACGGCCTCGATCGCAGCCACGGCCTTGTCCTTTGCGCGCCGCTCTTCATCCGCGCGGCGATCGGCAGAGATTTTCTGCCCCACCATGATCTCCTTGAAGCCGCGCGACAGCTTCATCGCGCTGTCGGCATTGTGCTCGCCCGAGCCGGGCTGGAGCAGCTCGAAGATCAGCGTCTTCAGGAATTCGCCCAGCACGATCGAATGCTCATCAATCCGGTTGGGGTCGATGTCGCCCGAAAGAGCCGAGAATATCTCGCGCGTCTCGCGCTGTCGGCGCGTCGCGGCCGCGATGCGGATGGCCTTCCGGTTGAAGGCGGATTTCGAGACGTGCTCGATTCCCTTCACCGCGAGGCGATCGTTGAACTCGAACAGGATATCGGCCTGTGTGCGCTGGCGCTCGGCCAGCTGCTGGCATGCCCAGATGAGATCGTCCTGCGCCTCCTCTGGCAGGAGATCGAGCGAGGACAGACGGCCGCGACCCCGCTGCTCGGTCATCTCACTCTCCCTCGCAAAGCCGGTCGCAAAACCGGTGTCCACTTTTGCTGGCTTTGCTCATATCAAGCCTCCGGCAGCGAGGGACGCTTGACGCCCTCGATCACGATGCGGCGTGCCACATGGTCACCGCCCTTGGCCGTGATCTGCGCCACGCGCACGGTGCCGATCTCGTGCACCTTCACGGCTCCGAGTTCGGCGAGATGGCGCAGCTCTTCGTGCACCCAATCGCGGCTCTTCGAGATGCCGAAAGTTGACAGCGTGTCGCGCAGGAGATCGGAGTTCAGCCGGCCATCCGGCTGCTCGACCAGCGCCTTCAGGATGATGAGCCGGGCATCCTCGCGGATGATGCGATCCATCGTGCTCATTTGCGTTCCTCGATCATCGCTTCTTGCATGCGGTTGGTAATAGCGAGGACTGGCTTCAGCCGCTCGGCCAGCACATCGATCGAGCCGCGCATGGCCACCATCTCGATCTGCATCTTGTGGACGCTGTCCCTGTCGGGGACGCCCTTCAGCTCACCCTCGACGCGCGCAATCCGATCCTCAACCGTTTCCACTTTCTCGCTCAGCGCTGCGACCTTCTCGTTGGCCTCTTTGCCGCTACGCGTGACGAACGTGTAGAGCAGGGCCGCCAAAGACACTGCAGTGGCGATGACGCTCAGCCAGTCCTTGAGTTCTGAAATCATGGACCGGCCCTCTCAAAATTCGTCTGGCAGTGGATGCAGCGGGTGGCGAAGGGCGCGGCGGCGCGGCGCGCCTCGGGGATTTCCGAGCCGCAATCCTCACAATGGATGCAGCCCGGATGCGCGATCTGGTCCGCAGCACGGATAATGCAGACCTCACGTTCGAGCTCTGTGGCCGCTGCGGCTTCGTCGATCAGGTCACTCACGGCGCGCGCTCCACGGCCGCCTTGCGACGGGCCTCGCATTCGAGAAGAGCAATGCCGTCGCGCGCGAGGGCGCGTTCCAACTCTGAGGCAGCGCCGGTGCGAAGCGGCGTCGGCCGTGCGCAGGGCTGCTTCGCGCTTTCCGGAATCGGGCGGGTGACAATGACCGTGCGCAAATCAGGGGCCTCCGGTGCGGTGGCCGCGCAGGCGGTTAAGAGCATCAAGACGCTGAGGGCTGATGCAGTTCTGGTCAGCAGCGGAAGATTGCGCATGACGTGTTTCCCATTCGATGAGCGATTGCGTGAGCGAGCCGATCGCCCGCTCGGCGGCGGCCGAGGAGGCGGCGGCCTCAACGGCTTGCCGCGCGCGCTCAGCCTCGGCTGCGGCGTTGGAACGAGCGATTTCCTTGCGCCAATGCGTATCGCGCGACGTGCGCTCTTCGATCCGCGCCGTTTCGACCATCCGCTCGATCGCGGCCATGCCGCACCAGAAGCCGAGGCCGGCCGTGGCCAGAAGCCCGGCGATGATGATGAGGCCGAGCAGACGGCCGCCTGTTTTCACACCGGCTTCAAGACCGATTTTTCCAAGGAGAAATCCGATCATGCGGGCTTTCTCCTTTTCTCGATACATGCGATACAAAGGACATGAGCATGCGAGCGAACCGAATTGATCAGAAGCGTAACGAATTTATTCAGCGCCTTCTCGGACGCGACGATCGCTTTCGTCCTGATCGTGACGCCACGGATCGCGTCATCGTCGGCTCGCAGAGCAAACCGACCTTCGTCGACGAATGGCGAAACTCTTCGGTCAATTTTAACTGCAAGTGCATAGCCGTTCCGACGCGCGCTAAGCATCGCTGATCTCCGGTTTTCGCGATCGCGCGGGCCGGTGCTGGCCGGCGATCGTGCGCATGTCGATCGAGCCGAAGGCGCGGTGCACGCCGAGCAGCGCGACGATCAGAGCCACCATCGCCGGAACGATGGTCGGCGCGAGCGCGAGCGCGCCGTCCGAGCCGCCGACACCGGCGACAACCACGATGAAGACCAATGACCAGGCGCAGGCGCCCGAGATCCACATCGCGGTCTTCGAGGTCGAGTAGGAGGGCTTCTGGAGGTCGCTCATCGACTCGACCCCGATTGACAACTCGAATACCGTTTCAGCCGCTTAAGGAGGCCAGCCATGCATTTCGACGCCGAAGAAAGAACTCTCGCGATCGCCACCGCTTTTCGAGCGCTGGTTGCCTCATTGGTCGACACGGGCGTGCTCGATACCGCGACCTTCGAAGAGCACTCGACGCGCGGCGTCGCTTGGCTTGAAAGGATCGGCGAAACGCGCGCATCCTCGGCGCTTGCCGAGTTCATCGAACCGCTGCTCGCGGACATGCGGCGCGCAGACCAGCCTCGCGGCAATGTATAGCCGCCCCAAAAGGCATCGGCTGAGTTCACTGGGAGGTCAGCCATCGGCCCGATCCTCCGGCAGCTTCACGCGCTCGGGACGAAAGATCGCCCGGTTGAACGCCATGAAGCCCTGATCGATGTTGGTGCGGGCGATGGCGAGCCCGCGTTTGTCGAAGTCCGGATTGGCCTGAACCAGATCGAGAGCGCGCAGAACGCTCTCCTCCAAACGCTTGTTGGCGTTCACGAGCGCGACGCGCTCATTCGTCTGCTCTGTGTACCCGGCGACGGGCAGGCCTTTGTTGTCAGTCATGGCTGAAAACCTCCTCCAGTTCGTCGCGCACCGGCCCGATTCGCGCTTCGCAATCCGCCTCGGTCGCACCGAGTGACTTGAGCTCGCGCACGGCTTCCGCCAGCGCCCGAAACGCTTGTTCGACCTTGACGAAGGCCGCCTCCTTTTGCGCTGCATCAGCCATCGAGCCGCTCCGATTTCAGCTGATCGAGCTTGGCCTCGAGCACCGCGATCATGTCAGCGCGGCTGAGATACTCGTCGCCAGCCTCGATCGCGTCGTCGAGGCTCTGGTCGAAGGCGAGCTGGTAATCCGAGAACCCGTTCATGATCATGATCCTTGCGGTGGCACCCAGAGGCACGGCTTTCCGCTCGCGCGGATGACGGCTCCCTCAGCCGCCCCGGCCTTGCGGCAGACATGAAAGCGGCCATCGGGCGAGGGCCGAGTTTCGGAGAAGGCGATCGTTTCGCCATCAAAGAGCCGCCAGCCCTGCGGCGTCAGCACCGGGTCGGGCTCGCGCTCACCTTTGCCCATCGGCCAGCAATCCTGGTCGTGGCAGCACTCGAACGGGTAGAACGAGTGGGCTTGCGCGGCGAAACGACTGCCGATCAGAACGGCAATCGCCCCGATGAGCGCCAGCAACAGGAGGTGCCGTTCGAGCCAGTCACGCATCGCGCACCGCCTTGTGGTTCGGCAGCGTGCTGATCTTCACCGGCTGGTCGAACGGCGGGGCGAGCAGCGGCACAGCCCTCGGCCAGAAATGCCCGACGAGCTGCTTCTTCGACCACATCTTGCCGCAGCTCACGCTGTCATCCTCGTTGCCGCCGAGGCTCTGGATGAGGATGCCGTTTTCGGCCGTGTAGAAAAAAACGTGGCCGGAAGCCGGGCCTCGACTGGACGAGATGACCGTGATGCAGCCGATCATCGGTTTTTCGAGCCGGATGAAATCGGGGTGCCTGACGAAGCTGCGCGCCATCGCCGTGCCGGAGGTTTTCACACCGGATTCGGCCAGCATGGCGTTGATGAAGATGGCGCACCACGGCACCTTGCCGTCGTCCATTTCACCAAACTGGGTGAGCCCGGCCATGCGCCGGTATTCGAGGATGCGCGGGTTCGATTTCGCGCCGGCGACCTCCGTCTGGCCGATCTCATTGATCGCGAGCTTCAGCCAGGGCGGCAGGGTCCAGTTCGCGAGATGCGGTGCTTTGGCGACAGCTTTGGCAAGAGACATGGTGCGGCTCCGGAAAGGCTGAAAATCAGCGTCTCCGACCGTCGCCTTTATCGGGATTTTTCAGGGCTGCGACGCGCGTCGCGGTGAGCCTCAGAACAGGTCTGACTGATCCGGGTCCTTCACGGCCGCGCACTTCGCATTGAACCGCTGGACCGAGCGGCGCGTGATGCCGAGATGGCGCGCAGTGTGTGTTGTCTTGTGCCCGCTTTCAAGGGCCTTCCGCATCGCCTCGGCACGCGCCAGCATGTCGCGCTTGTAGCTGCCGGTGGGGCCTAGGGGAATATCGAACTCGATCCGCCCGCGCCCCGATGTGAAATGATCGGAAAGCAGCTTGGCCTTTTCCATACCAACCGCCTCGACGAGCCAGTTCTCCGGCCCGAGGCGCGACGCAAACCGGGCTGTGACACCGCCCTTCGCCTGCGCGACCGCGAGCGCGGCATCAAGCCCGGCGACTTCGGCGATTTCAGCCAGCAGGGCGGGCAAATGCTCACGCATGCGCCACCTCGCCATCGAACTTTGTGGCTTCGTTGCCCCATGTGCTCCAGCCCGACCGCGATTGACGCGAGAACAGCGAGACGCGACGCGCTTCCGGCCAGGCCTTTTCAACCAGCGCATAAAACTCATCGGGCTTGCGGGAATGCTCGCGGGCCAGCCCGTCGACCGAGACCGATTCCAGCGTCTCCACGAGGTTCGGGAAGCTCGCGCCCGACCAGTCGGAGCCCGGCAATGTGCCGATGATGTAGGGCTCGTGCAGCGAGCGCGCGATGTAGCCCGGTCCCCAGCGCAGCTTGTCGCTGGCTGTCCGCTTCGCCCAGCCGCCACCGGTGACCGGTCGCAGACCATAACCTTTGAGCACCTCGACATGCGCGCCGGCGGCCACGAGCGGCCAGGTGCACCAGAGGATGACCATCCCGCCCGGCGCGATGAGATCGCCCACCGGCATGGCCGCGATGTCGGCGAGCGGCATTGTGGCGTAATGGGCCTGCGGGCTTTTGGCCTCTCCCTTCGCTGAGCGGAGCTGATAATGCCAAGGCGGGTCGAGCTCGCAGATGTCGTACGAAAACGGCTGAAGGTTCGCGAAAGGCCAGTCACGCATCGTCGCGCTCCGGCTTCGAGAACACCCATTGCCGCTGGCCGACCGTGACGACGACATTGCCGCGCAGGACGAACTTGACGCCCTCGACGACAACCGCATCGCCCTGCTTCTCGACGCCGCGCGCGACGAGCTGCGCGATATGCGCCCGGATCGCCTCGATATCGACGCCATGCTTGCGCTCGAGGTACCGTAGAACTGCATGATCGGTGACCGAGGGGAGCATGGCGCTTTTCATTGGAGATCCGCCCGTGTCACAGGTGGCACGACCGGCGCGCGCTCGATGTCGAGCAGGCGCGCGTTGATCTTGATCAGCCTGCGCACCCAGGGCCATTGCAAGCGCGGGCTGCCCTTGAAGCGCTCGATCGCCGCGCGCACTTCAGCCTGCTCGGCCAGCAACGCCTCACGCTCGCCGGCATAGACCAGCGGCGGGGCGAAGAGCCGATGCGAAGAGGAGGCGCGGGGTTTCATGGCGAAGCCTGCGCCCGGTTGAGCATGGCCTTGAGCGCCTCGACGACACTGGAGGCCTGCTTGTTGTCGAGCCAGTCGGGGTGGTCGATCCCGGTCTGGCGCTTGACGAAGGCGATGAGGGCGGCGCGATCAGCGTTCTCGACGATCCCGCGCCGGGCGAGCTCGCTCCAGAGCCCGAAGATGAGACGCACCACTTTGCGGGCCGATTTCTTGCCATCCGGTGCACCCTTGAACGCCGGCTTGAAACCGGCCTTCACCATCGCCTCGATCACGAGGCCGAGCTCGGCCGGGCTCATCAGCGAGGAGGAATTCTTGCTCGTGGCCGCGAGCAGGAGATCGCGATATTCGGGCTCGGAGAGGCCGAGCTGCTTCTTGGCGATGTGGATCTGCGCAAGCAGCGCCTGGCGGGGATCGCGGGCGAGTTTCATTTCGCCTCCCCAAGGATCGCATCGTAGAGGTCATCGCGGACAATGATGGCGAGCAGCCGCAAGGCTAAATCATTCGGCGAGAAGCTTTTGCCACCTCGTACGATGGCCTCGGTGGCGATTTGATCATGCAGATGCTTCGGCAAAAAGATCGGGCGCGACCCCGGGGCCAGCGGCGTGCATTTCATGCCGTGCTCCTTGCGCAAGCGAGACACAACGACCGGGATACTCGCCGGCGCGACATCGGGAAGCGCGGCTTTGATTTCCGCGTTCGTGTAGCCCTGCTGGAGCAGCGGGCGGATGCGATCGCGCAGAGTTGGCTTTCGTCCCATCACGCGGCCCTCCCTTTTGAACGAGGGGTGGAGCCTTTTTGGCGCACCGCATGCTGCAGTTTTGCCAAAGCCAGCACGCTGGGTTTCAGCTCAGCAGGGGCACCGTCATAGGCAAGGATCGGCATGCCGCGCCCGTTGCCACCGGCCAGTCGCGGCAACAGCGCACGCGGGATCGCCTCCCAATTTGACGCAGCAATATTGGTTTTGTCTCCGTCCAGGCACTTGAGGGCCATGCCCTGCGCCAGCGGGCCGTTCGCGGCTTCCCACTCGATCAGGTGAACGGCCCGCCAGCGAGATTGAAGTGGCAAGCCATCATGAACCTTGCGCTCGATATAGCCGTTTTTGGATGTTCTTTCGGTTCCTATCGGCTTGTAGAGCCGCACTGCCACACCGCGCCTCTCTCCTTTTGAGAACCAACCTTTCTCCGAACCAGGAGCGCAAGTGCCGGTCTTGCCCGCATTCCAAGACTCGTGCCCTTTTGAAAAATGGCCTGTGCGCCCAGTGCGCCAACCCTTTCGCTTGCGCAGAGAGACAAGGTTGACCTGCGATACATCTTGCCGCCGAAATTGAGCACAGAACGACGCGTGCAGGTCGCGTGCGGGCAACGTGGCGTTGGCTTCGATCCACGCCATCTCTTCCGCTGAATATTCGATCCATCGGCCCTTCATTTCTTGGCCTCCAGCATCGGAATATTCCGACCTGCAATCTCCCCATATTCAGCAATGAAAGCGGCGCCCTTCAGCTGCAGTGAGGCGTTCTGGATGATCTTGTCTGCGACCGCGACGATCGCCTGTCCACGATGCACCTCAGTATCGATCTGCTCCTTCGTGAGCCCTTCCTCGGAAAGGCGCTCAAGCTGGGCGAACAGGTGGTCGTTCAGATCGGTGAGCTTGTTTTTCATCACACCCTCCCACGCTTGGTGCAGGCGTCGGCCGGCACGCTGAAATGCGTGTTGCCGATGCGCACCTTCAGGCGATCGTTGAGCATGAGGGCGACGACTTCGCCGTCGAGCTCGTGTGGGGCGTGGATGCCCAGCCAATCCTCGAAGCGCACGCGGACCGGATCGCCCACGCGAAACTCTTGCGGCTCTTCCAGCGGGGCCGACCGCTTGACGATCGGCGCGATATCGATGGTGAGGGGGAGCGCGGTCATGGCACACCGCCTTTCATGTTGCGCTTCATCGCGGCCATGGTGTCTTCGCCGCGCACGGCGCGCTCCAAGGCATTGAGCGCTGCGACCGAGATGAAGACGTGGTTCTTCTCGATCTCTATTGTGCCCGGGACGATGTAAGTTTCGGGGATTGACCCCTGTCGCTCGTCCTTCATGGCCTGATATTCAGCAATCACTGCACGGGCAGCGGCTTTCGTCGATTTGGCCATCATCCCCTCCCTCACGCGGCCGCGAGATCGAGATTGACGTGCCGCCAGGGCGCATCGGGTGCCGCGCGCTCGTAGAAGCGCACATAGGCCTTGGTGCCGGTGATGCGGATCGCATCGCGGATCGCGGCCATGCCGCGCAGCCAGCGCTCGTCGGAGATATCGAGCCGCAGGAGCGAGAACAGCTCGGCGCGGTTGATCTGCCCCTCCTTCTCGACCGAGAAGACCCGGTTCACGAGGGCGCGAATGGCCTCGTGGCTTTGGGCACCCCATTCCACAAGGCATTCATCCACGAGCTTCTTCGCCTGCTGAAGCTCCGGCCCGAACGAGATCTGATCGGCGATCTGCACCTGCACCTTCATCGTGCCGTCGAAGCTCTGGAAGGTGACGTTGCCTTTGGCACCCCCGGCACGCGCGCCATATTCCTGTTCGAGCAGGCTCTGGAAGGCGTTGAGGTCCTCGAAGGTGTGGGCCTTGAAGCGGGCGATCTGATCCGAAAGGGCGCGGGCGAAGTGCATCACCTTGCGCACGGTTTCGTCTTCCAGGCGGTGCTGTGCCTTGATGGTCTCGACCGGCATCAGCGCGCCCTTGGCATCGCGCAGATACGACTTGCCTTCGAGCTCGATGACCGGGCTCGCGGCCTGCGGGATGCTCACGCCGATCGTGTCGGCATCGATCATCATCAGAGGGGGGTTGGCGTTCATGTCTTGGCTCCCTGGAGTTTGAAGTGCTGTTGAAAGGCGCTGATGAGCGCGACGGAGGCGGCTTCAAGTTGCGCTGTGGCGCGTGCCTCGGCGCGTGGGCTCGCGGCATTGACGGCCCTGAAGGCCAACACGAATTCGCCCAGCGCTGGCACGATGGCGTTGAAGGCTGCCCGGTGGGCTTCCAGTTCCTCGGCCGCTGACTTGTCCGCTGCATTCGCGATCGAGGCAGAAATGATGGCCGCGAAATCGCGGATCGTGTTGATCGAGACATTCGTCGCGAGGCCCGGCCGGTTGAGCACCTTCAGGGCCATGTCGTAAGGGTCTGTATCCGGTGGACCGATCGGCGCTGCGCCGCGGCAAATCGTCAGAAACTCGCCGACGAGAGCCGCGTATTCATCGCTCTCCTGCATCTGTCGTTCGACGCTCTGGCAAGCATGGAGCACGGTGGTGTGATCGCGGTTACCGATCGCGCGGCCGATTTCAGGATACGAGCGCGGCAACAAGGTGCGTGCCGCGAACATCGCGACCGAGCGGGCGCGGACGATGCGGGCGTCACGTCGCTGCGAGAGGATGTCCACGACACTCATCTCGAAGAACTGCGCCGCGATCTCGACGATGTTGCGCATGGAGAGGCGACAGATCGGCTCGGGTGAAGGGGTGAGGGCGTTCATTGGAGCCCTCTCGCAGCACGCCGCAGGGCGTAAGCCTTCGTCACATTGGATTGAGCGATGGCGAGGCGCTGCCGAACCAGATCGAGAAACGCCTCCTCGTCGAGCAGCAGCCCTTGCGACTGATGCCAGACGAGAAACTGTTCGAGCGTCGCATCGAGCAGACCCGTCATCACCACAGCGCCGATACCCGTTGCCGACTGGCCGTCCTTGATGGCCTGCATCACGCAATCGATCGCATAGCCTCCGAAGGCCTCTTTAGCGTTGCGGATCGAGGCTTGGACGGCCGGATGGCCCAAGTTTGGAGGGAGTTTCATGCCGCCCTCCCGCTCGTGTGCTGGTCGAGATCATCGGCCAGAAGCGAAAGGTCCTTCGCGGCGGTCATCAGCAAAGCGGGGAGGTTCGCGCCCGGCAGATCAGCGGCCGGAAACAGAAGGCGCGCGTAGATGATCGAGAGGTTCGGCGCGCATTCGAACAGCCGGGCGACGAGGGTCGAGAGAAATTCACGATCCTGATCACGGTGATCGCCGCGCGCCTGCGCCATGCATTGCAGGCCGAGAAAACGCAGCTCTTCGGCGAGGGTGAGAGCGATGTCACGCATCGGCCTTCTCCTGGTTCTTGCGGTTGTGGGGGCAGCGCGCGCAGGCGTGGAACAGCCGGGCGCGGATCGAGTTTGTGACGGCGAAGGGCCGCTTCTGCTCGTCGAGGCAGCGCTTGGTGCCAATGGTGCCGAGCACCGGGCATTCGACCTCCTCGCCCATGAAGACGCCGCGGATTTTCGCGAAGGCGAGGGCGACATCGCCTGGATATTTCCGGGCGAGGAGATGTGAGATCAGCGCGCCGGAATAGCCGAGCTTTTCGGCCACGGCCTTGGCGGTCGTGCGCTCGCAGGCCAAAGCCAGCGCCTCGATTTCGCGCGGGAGATCAGCGCCCCAGGCCTCGCGGGCCTTGTCGATCGGCCGGGTTCGGGTCATTGGAGAGCCGGGTTGAGGACCGCGCTTCATGCGACCCTCCCGATTTCCGATGCGGTAACGTTAACCGCCTGCATCAAATTGAGATCGAACGCGGCTTGCTCGGCCCGCAGCACGATGGGTGCGCGCGGCCCGGTGTTCCGCGCCGGCATCAGCCGGTAGGTTGCGCCCGCGAGGGGAGCCACGTAACCCGCGAGCTTGAGATCACGCACATAGGAGCGAGCGGTATCCGACCCGATCGGCAGGGCATCGGTCGAGGCGGCGTAGGCGAGCTCGGCCGGTGTGAAGGTCTTGAGGCTGCGCATCGCGGTCCAGAGCGCCTGCTGGCGCAGGCCCATCTGGGCCCCTTCAGAGCGGCGCGCGGGCGGCGCGTCGCCATCGCG